AGCAGCAGCAGCATTCCGCCGCCGACGAGCAGGACACCACCGGAGATCGCCATCAACGCCTCGGCGGCGGTGCGAACCGGCTGCGGCAGTTTGTCCCACTCTTCCACGACCGACGTCAGGTCACGGAGCATCGTGCGCAACGGCCCCTGCGAGCCCTCACCAGCACCGATGAACGCGGTCTGCAACGCCGCCTTGAGCTTGATCAGGTCACCTGAAAGGGAGTCGAGCTTGCCCGACGCCTGCAACGCGGCGAAGCCCTGATCGTTGACGCTCTTCGTCCACTCGGCGTTCGCTGCGGCGCCATCGCGGGTAAGGACTGTCGCAGCCCGCCGTGCACGGGACGTGAAGATCGTCGCGAGCGCCGTCTTCTGCTCGACGTTCGGCAGCGACCCGAGCACGTCGTGAAGCTCGCCCGCGATCTGCGTGTATGACTTCGTCGTGCCGTCGGCGTTGTAGAGCGAGAGGCCGTACTTGTCCATCAGGGCAGCCGCTTGGGCGGACGGCTTCTGCAGGTTCTGCAACATCATCGCGAGCTGCGAACCGGCCGTCGAGCCGATCTGCCCGGCCTGCGCCAGTTCAGCGAGGGTGCCGACCGTGTTCTCGATCGACATGCCTGCCTGCGCCGACGCGAGTCCGCCGTACCTGAGCGCCTCACCGAGATCGGCGACACTGCCGAGCGCCTTATCGGCTCCGGCGGCAAGCAGATCAGCGACGTGACTGGTCTGATTCGCTTGCAGGTGGAACTGCGTCATCGCGACCGTGGCGATCTCCGTCGCCTGAGCGACGTCCATCTGACCGGCCGCGGCAAGCGTCAATGCGCCCGTCAACGCGCCACCGATGATCTGCTTCGTGTTCAGCCCGGCCTTGACGAGTTCCGCCTCGGCGTCGGCGACTTGGCTGGCGCTGTAGCCGTATGCCTGCCCGACGTGCAATGCCGCGTCGCGCAGCTTTGCCATGTCGTCAGGGCCAGCCTTGGCAAGCGTGCGGACCAACGCCATCTTCGCGTCGAAGTTCGCGGCCTCTTTCGCCGCGTAGACAAATCCCGCGGCGATCAGACCGCCAGTGACGACCATCCTGCGGCCGGCTGACTGCCATGCCTGCGACTGGAACCCAGCGGCTTTCCCCGCCCGCTCCTCCGCGAGTGCCGTCCTGTCCGCCGCGGCGATCAGCGTCGCCTGAGCGCTCGCGAGTTGACGCGCTGATGCCTTACCCGAAACTTGCAGTTCCTCGAGCCGCGCCTGCGCGGCGTTCTGCCTCAACGTCGCCTGTGTCAGCCGTGACGACGCGGCGCCGGCTTCGGTGAGCACCGACCGGTACGCCGACGTCGCTGCTGTCGCCTCAGACGCGGAAAGACCGGCCCCGGACAGCGCCCGTTCGGCGCGACCGAGACCGGTAGCGGCAGCGTTGCTCGCTGCAGCGGCTTGCGTCAGTGACTCGTCGAGGCGTTCCGTTCCTGCCGCTGATGCCGTCGCTTTACGGCCGAGATCGCCGAGTTGACGGACCAGCCGCGTGTACTGGACCTGGAAAGGCCCGTCTTCGATGGTGGCGCGGGCGACGATCGCACCCAAGTCGAGCGACACGTCAGATCGCCCTCCTCGGCCAGAAAACCCTTACTTCTCAGCGCTTTTCGCGTCCTCCGGTTGGGGAAGCAGCGCCTGCTGGGTGCGGGTTGTGTAGGTGACCTGACCGGTGAAAGGCTGGATCTGCGCCGGTGCGGTCAGCAGGCCGAGGATCTGCATGCGCAGCCACCGCCAGCTCCCCTTGCGTTCGAGCGCGCTGTCCCGCAGGTCGACCCTGCGGTCCCACAGGTCCGCTTCGATCAGCGGCCAGTGTTCGAGGATCTGCGGCCAGGTCAGACCGCTTTGGCTTCCCCGGAATCGTTCGGTGGCGTCGATGAACCGGGTGAGGCCGGTTTCGGGGTCCGGGTCGCCGTAGCCGTAGACGCCTGGGGCGATTTCCCGCCAGCCGTCCTCTTCGCGGCGCGACGGGCTGCCCGGTTGGCCCGGGCCGCTTGTTTCCCCTGGCCTGCCAGGGCCAGGTCCGCCGCGTCAGGCCCCATCGTGAAATACATGTAGGCGTCAAGCGCTGTCTTCTGCAGCACGCTCCACTTGAGCCCGTCAGCGAGCATCTCGTCATACACGCCGCCGAGGATGCGCTGATAGAACGACGCCTCAGCGTCGTCGTCGAGCCTGATCCGTGCCGTCTCGTCGGCTGAAAGCTCCGCGCCTGCCATCGCCCGGGCGCCGAGGTCCGCGAGTGACGTGAGCCACAGGCCGGTCTTCGCGTCCGGCGAGTCGACGTGGTAGCTCTTGCCCTGCGGGAACTCGGCTGCATCCTTGAACGCCGACGGCGGCCACGGATAGTCGAGGCCGTCGTCCTCGAGGAACGCTTGCAAGTCCCGCAGGGCCATGACCTACTCCGATCTACACGAACGCGATCGGGAAGTTCGCGGACGGACCCGCAGCGTTGGTGACGACCAGGTTGCCCGCGCCGGCCGTGTGCGCCGGTGCAGTGACCTGGATGACACCGTCGGACGTGACGATGAAGTGCGGCGCTGCCGTGCCCGCGAACGTGATGCCGGTCGTGCCGGTGAAGTGGTTGCCGGTGATGCGGACGGTGTTGCCGCCTGCGGCCGGGATCGTCGTCGCGGTCGCGCCGTCGACTGTCACGACGGAGATTGTCGGGACGACGGAGCCGGTGTCCGGGTGCGCGATCGACGAGAGTTGGCCTTGACCGGTGAAGGTGATCTGCACCGTGTCGAGCGCGGTCATCGCGCCGCCCTGCGGCTGCCACGACACCGCCGCGTGCCCGGTGTAGGCCTCGACCCGTGGGCCGGACGCTGTCATCTCGTAGATGCGGACGTAGACGACGTTGTTGGGGCCGAACTTGCCGATCGCCCGGCCGCGGATCAACTCCTGCCCGGCGTCGTAGGCGGTCGCGTCGGCGACGGTCACCTTCCGGGCGACGGTCGCTGTCGCGGTCCAAGCGGCGGCGGTCTTCGTCTGCGACTGGAACCCGCTCGAGTCGTAGTCGGAGTCGTCCTCAAGGTTCGGGTTGTCCGGGTTGAAGTCGAAGTTCTCCATGCCCAGCACCGGCACCCATGACGGGGTGCCGACGCCGTTGTTGGAATCCACGTCGAGATACCACTTTGCGGCGAGAGTTGACGCCCCGAGCGGGGTCTTGGTGGTTGCTGTCATCGAGTCCTCCCAGACTCTGTCGGGGCTTGCCTAAAGACGGTGCGGGCCGGGCCGGTAGAGCTCGAGCGTGAAGTTGCTCAGTTGCGTCCAGCGCAGGTTGTCGTCCTGCCCGAGTGTCGTGCCGGACGTGCGGACGAGGGTGACGATGCGGATGCCGGTCGGCAGCGTCGTCGGGAACAACCCGAGCAGCGTGTCGGCGACCAGGTCGTCGAGGTCGCGGGCCGGCCGCGGGTCGGCACCGGCACGACGGGACCGGATCTGCAGGCCGCGGATCGAGTCGGCGTAGACCGCGTCGTCGCCGAGGCCGTAGGTGCTGACGGTGACCGCGTCGTCCGGGGTAGCGGGGACTTCCGAGTCGTACAGGCCGATCTCGTTCGCGGCATATGGCGTGCCGTCGGCGTGCCAGGTCAGGCCGATGCTCGCGGTGGCGAGCAGCTGCGCGACCCCGGCGACGAGGTCGGTGTCGAAGCCCATCAGTCGAGCGCTTTACGCAGCGCGACGCTCATCGCCTCGACGGCGCGTTCGCCCGCGGAGTGCAGAGCCGTCTCAAGCCACTTCGGGCCGCCGCCGTTCGGGTGGTTCAGCGTCATGTCCTCGTGCTGCTTCACGGCGTACTGATTCGACGGCGCGTGCGTTCCGTCGCCGTCGTCGTCGCGGCCGTAGGTGATCGCCGCCGACAATCCGTCCTCGCGGACCACACGGCCGGATGCCTTGAGCACGCCTTCCTCGACTGGAACGCCGGGCTGTGATGCGTCGAGAACCACATGCGCGGCAGCATCGACAGCTTCCGCGGCAGCCCCACGCAGCAGGAGCGTCGCGTCCAGGCGTGGCGGCACGTAGGTGACTCGCACGCTCATTGCAGAGACACCTCCCAAAACTCCGGCAGAGGAATGCCGCCTGCGTCGCGCCGGCTGATGGCGACGACGATTCCCGTCCGCTCACCGAACTCGACGGGCAGCGTCACTTTCGACTGAACCGGCACGATCGGCGTCTCGATCGGGAGCAACACGGTTGCGCTCGAGGTGATCTCCTGCCCTTTCGGGCCTGCGACGATGCGTTGCCCATCGTCGACCAGACCTGTGACAGTCGCCGGAGCGTCGTACTGAGCACCGAAAGCCGACTCGCCTGTGTACCGCTGCACTCTGACGGGATGCCGCCAGAAATAGCTCAGGTCGACCGTGCCGGTCCCGGGCCGCGGCATCAGTACCCACCGATGAAGATCTCAGTGTCGGTGCCGGAGTCGAAGTCGAACAGGCCCAGAATCGACGGCTCAACAAGCTCCGCGAGTCCCGCCCCGCCGTCGGCGATCTCGAACGTACCGCTGTTGTAAGCCTGGTCACGCAACAATGCCGCGCGTGCCATCAGCGACTCGGCGACCGCCGGCCCGTCGGCCTCAAGAATGCGTAGCGCCCGGATCTTCTTGAACAGCAACGCTTCATTGCTGGCGAGCGTCTCCAACGCCTGAGCGGCAGCGAGGCGCACATCGTCCTCGAGGTCCAGAAACGCCTGCACCTCGGCGTCGCTGAACGTGAACGCGGTGTCGTCGACATCGGAGATGAGCAGCCGCACCTTGCCGAGGTCCGTAGTCAGGTCGACCGGCACGAGCTACCTCCTCGCGCGATCAGGCCCTCGGGCTACTAGTCCGCTTGGCCGGTTTCGCCGGTTCGGCCACCTTCGTCGGACCGGCCTTGGCTTCCGGCTGGGGTGCCGGCAGCCGATCTCGGATCTCACCGAGCAGCCCGTGGATTTCCGCGAGGTACTCGTCGGTCACCGAGATCGGCTGAGGCAGAGACATCAGGAGCCGGAGCCGTTCGACGCCACCGCGCTCTTGGTGTCGAGCAGGGTGCCACCGAAGACGTGTCGCACCTTGTACTGCACGGAGTCAGTGTCGAAGTCGCCGTCCATCGGTGAGATCGAACCACCGCCGACACGCACAGAGTCCGGGTCCTTCATGAACAACTGCGGCGCTTCGTAGCCGCGGAGGAACCCGATCTCGCTGATCGGCC